GAGGCTTTGCGTTTTTGATTGTATCGGGCCATCGCGAATGATACTATTACCATGAACGATGGTCTATTTATAGTGATCTGTCTGTTCCTCTCACGCGCCAGAGCGCGCTCGAGATTAGAAAGAGGGTGACACCCCCCTGTTCGCTTCGCTCACAGCCCCCCTCTAGGGGGGGATGACACCCCGGCACTCGCTTCGCTCGGGCCTCCCCCTCTAGGGGGACGCGTACTCGCTTCGCTCGACACGCGATGGCCCCCGCTCTGGACTCTACGCAATATATTGAAACCACTCGCATTTTATTCATTCCATGTGTTCAATTACAATCCTTCGCAGTAAAGCTGCGGTTTGAGGGTGTTGAACACCCTCTTTGTCACGGAAACAATCTTCCGGACTAAAGTTACTTGTTACAATAAACTTATCAGCAACAAGAGGTATCATGCCTCCTTTAGTTTCAACCATACATTTATATCTATCAAACCATCTTAACAGATGATTTATATCAATACCACCAGGACCAAAATCATCAATTATAACTTCCTTTTCCAATATATATCCATTCCACCATTTGGTCCTTGGTTCCTTTATGTAAGCTTCCGGCATCTCTCCATGTGCCTTTCTGGATTTTCCAACTCCAGGCTCTCCATATATCCATGTAACCATTATATCTGGTCTCGGGACAGGTCTGCATAATGAAACAGCGTTTCTGAGCAGGTTATGTCCGGAGAAGTAGAAGGTACCTGCTCTATTGGCTGCGAATTCAGCCAAGCCATTATTTCCTCCTCTGAAAGATTCGGCAAATTCACTGGCGATAATATCTCTTGTGGCGGGAGTGGATCTGGAATCTTGAGGGATCGTACCTCCTTCTCTAAAATTTCCATCTTTTGAGCAATATGTTCGATTCTGTCCAGCAGAACCTCTTGCGACCGAGAAATGGATCCTAGGGCCAAAGAGACTCCGAACAGCGCCGAGATTATAGCGTCGTCGAAGTGAGACGTACCCCTGGAGATGCGGAGTTCCTGAAGCGCCGACTTCTTTCCCGACGATCCAATACCTAGCGGACTCTTCCGCACACCCAATGATTCGGGCGTATTCTTCTTCGTCATAATTGTTGAGTGTAAACACCCAATGAAAAGATTGAGGATTTGATGTAGAAGGAGGCATGTTTATTCTTCCACTATGGGGGGGTTTATATAGTACAAAGAGTAGTAGGGTAGCAGGCAGGATGGGGTAATAGTTTACCCATCCTGCTACTGCAACGTCACTGCTTACGATTTACATTGTAAAGTCTTACACGGCATCTCCTACAAATGACATATTATAGTATGCTGTCGCAACTAACGCTTTCACAGAAAACGCGGTCGTGGTGCCAGCTAATATCAACCATACGTATTCACTAATTGAATTAGCATATTCTGTCTGATCAATCTTGCTTAATCCCATACGTCTCTCTATAGTGAACGATTCTCCTTCATTTAGTAAATAATTCTTGCGAAGTATGACTTTGCCAATATTAGTCTGGAAATCTGGAACGAGTGTTGGGTCCCAACCAGTTGTAACGTTTGCAGTTACACTTGTAGAATTCCACGCCTTTGTAGTTCGTATAAGATATACAATAACACTCAGAGCATCTTTATCTGCATCAGCTGCATCAGGGGAATTTCCAATTCTGAGTCCAAACATACCTCCTCTGACAGTAAAATCAGTATTCGTAGCGAATGTGGGAATAGCTCCTCCATCAGGATTAACTGCTCCTCCTAAAGCGGTCCAGAAATTCTGTCCACTTAGTCTTCTACTAGCAATAATAGTGGTACTCATAGATGTAGGAGCGCCAGATGTATTAATAGCTGTAGTAGATGAATTATTGGATCTGTAATGCGTTTGTGCATTTGATGAAATCCAAGTTTGTCTTCTCCAAGCACGTCTTGACTGTCTTCTTCCACGCATTCCAATACCTTGTCCATATGAACTTTGTGAAGTCCATTGTGACTGTTTCTTAGCATATCGGCGCCGGCGCATTGGCCGGGCCCTTTTGAATTTACGGAAAACAGGACCTCCCGAGGCTTTGCGTTTTTGATTGTATCGGGCCATCGCGAATGATACTATTACCATGAACGATGGTCTATTTATAGTGATCTGTCTGTTCCTCTCACGCGCCAGAGCGCGCTCGAGATTAGAAA